AGGAAAAGGACTTTGCGCAGTGGGTGAGCGCTGCGGACAAGAAGGCCGAGAAGGCGAAGAACGAGAGAAATTGGTGGGAGGAGGTGAAATAAGAATGACTTGATATTTCGGCGCAGTTGGCGTATACTGATGGTGAGAAAGTTGGAAAATCCAACGATGCAAAGGAGCTGACAGATATGCTGACAGAGCTGAGAACAAAGTCGCAGATCACTATCCCGAAGGACATCGTGGCACGGCTGGGCCTGCACGAGGGCGACAAGCTGGAAATCGTGGAAAAAGACGGAACCATCCAGATTATGCCGGTGGCCGTGTACCCCAAGAAGTATCTGGACGAGCTGCGCAGCGAGATCAATGAAACAAAGGCGAAGATCGCAGCCGGTGAACAGCCGGTCTTTGATACCGTTGACGAGCTGTTTGAGATGTTGGATGGAGTGAGCTGATGGCGTACAAGATCACATTTACCAAGCGGTTCGTCAAGAACGTGAAACGGCTGTCGGCAGCAGAACGGACACAGCTGAAAAAGAAGCTGGAACTGCTGATGCAGGATCCGCTATACCCGTCACTGCGAACAAAGCGGATACAGGGCACAACAGACCTGTTCGAATTCAGCGTCAATATGGATGTTCGGGTCATATGGCAATACGACGGAGACACCATCATACTGCTGCTGGACATCGGACATCACGATATTCTAAACCAATTTTGAAAAAGAACGAGCACTCTGGCTGTGAGCCGGGGTGCTCGTTCTTTTTGTATGTCCGCAGTAGTTTTGAAGCAGGGGACGTGGTAGGCTGGAGAAGAAGAGGCATTTAGAAACGGCAGCGGACCGGAAGGGAACCTCTCAGCTTTGCAGTCCGCCTGACGGCGGCGCTGCAAAGCAGCTCCCCTAGCGAGGGGAGCCTTTCTCAAAGGAAGGAGCCTCAGAGTGAAAGTAAGGATCATCAAAGACCGATTCGGCGGGATGGGCTGGCGGGCCGAGCCGGGAGTGCTGCATCTGGGCGGCGTAGGAACGGCGGGCGTGGAGAGCCTGAGCTTTGCGCTGCCGGAGGAGTGGAGCGGGATGGCCGTGACCCTGCACATCGAGCAGGAGGGCGGCACGCTGCCCCAGCCGGTGCTGCTGGACGAGAGCCGGGAAGTGACCATCGACCGACGCTTTACTGCCGCCCGGCAGGGGCTGTGGATGCTGCTGGCCCAGAGCGCGGACGGCTACACGGCCATGAGCTGCCCGGCGAAATACGACTGCTACGAGACCATTGGGCTGTCGGGTACGGTGGAGGACGTAGACCCCAGCGTATACGCCCAGTTTGTGGCGCTGGTGCAGCAGGCCGTGAACACGGCCATGAACGAGGGTGCAGCCGCAAAGGACGCGGCCAAGACGGCGCAGGCGGCGATGGATGCCGCCCAGAAAGGCGCGGCCGCCACCCAGAAGGAGCGGATGAGCGCCGAGGACGCCGAGAGCGCCGCGGCCCTTGCGGCGGCAAGGACGCAGGCAGACATCACAGCTGCGGCAGCGAGTGCTGCCAGCGCACTGGGCGCGGCAAATGAGACACTGGACGCCTGCACCGCTGCCACTCAGGCAGCGAACCGGGCGGCGAACCTTGCCCCGAAAAAGGAGGAGCGTCGCCTGCTGATGCGTCTGCTGCGGGAAGCTGCCTACCAGACCAGGACCGCCGACACCCTGCTGGACCAGCTGAGCGGGGTATGGGCCGAGGTGCCGGTGGAGGCCGTGCGGCTGACCCGGGACAGCCTGACCCTGTATGCGGGAGAGCGGACGGCGCTGGGAGTCCGGATCAGCCCCGAGAACGCAACGGAGCAGACCGTGCTGTGGGAGAGCAGCGACGAGGCTGTGGCCGCTGTGGAGGACGGCGTCATTACGGCAAAGACCCCCGGCGGGACACGGATCACGGCCCGGGCGGACGGGTGCAGCGCAGAGTGCGCCGTGCTGGTAAAGCCGGCGGTGGAGCGGGTGAGCCTGAGCGCCGACGCCCTGACCCTGACGGCGGGTGAGACGGCGGTGCTGGACGCAGCCGCCGACCCGGAGGGCGACGTAGCGTGGCTGAGCAGCGACGAGACCGTGGCCGAGGTGAGCGACGGCACCGTGACGGCCAAAAAGCCGGGCGCGGCGGCCGTCCTCGCGGTCAGCGGCGGGAAATACGCCTGCTGTGCCGTGCGGGTGCGGGAGGCCGAGGTGCCGGTGGAGGAAGTGACCCTGAGCCAGACCGCCCTGACACTGAAGCCGGGGGAGACTGCGGCCCTGACAGCCACAGTCAGCCCGGAGAACGCCGACCAGACTGTGGTATGGTACAGCGCCGACCCGGAGACCGCCAGCGTGACCGGGGGCGAAGTGGTGGCTATCTGTGCCGGAACAACGGAGATCGCGGCCATTGCGGGCGGCGTGAAGGCAGCGTGCGGCGTAACGGTGGCCGAGGACGGCCTGAAAGCCGCCAGCCTGATATTCCACAAGCGGGTCCAGCCTTTCGACTGCCGAAGGAACTTACAGCAGTAGTTACGGCTACCTTCCATGCTTCACTCTGTCGGAAGACCTGTACATCGACAAGAACGGTTTCGCCTCGGCAAACCAGCCGCCGGAGATCACTTCCGATGCAGGCGAGAGCGGCGTGGCGCTGGGCGAGAAAAACGAGTCATTTACTCTGACCTACACCGTGACCGACAGCGACGGAGACCCCATGACCATCACCGAAAAGGTGAACGGCGTGGCGCTGGCCGTCCGCGAGAACGTGTCCACCGGCACCGAACTCACGGTACAGTGCCTGAGCGAGAAAGCCCTGTTCCAGCAGATCCTCAACGGGAAGAACACATTGGTGCTGAAAGCGGACGACGGAAAGACCTCGACAGACTGGACCGCTACCTTTACCAAAAATGTGACAAGTGCCGTCCTCTCGCTGGCCCAGCCCCTGACGGCGGACGACACCATCACGGTGGCTGCCATGACGCTCGAGGGCAGTTTCCCGGCAGACATGAGCCTCAGCGTGGAGCTGACCAATAACGCACGGGACGATGCTCCCGTGTGGGAGAACTGCACCGACATCCAGCGCGGCGAGAGCCGGGCCTTTGCACACCACGCCTTTACCAACAAGACCGCCGCCAAGGGAGCGGCCTTTAACTACAAGGTGACGATCACCCGGGGAGCTTCCGGCGTCGGCGGCAATATCACCATGATCGGAGGTGTTATCGGATGAGTCTGCACAAAACAGAAAAGAGCCTGAAAGAGCTCCACCGGAAGCTGGCAGAGGAGCAGAAGCTCAGGGAGCTGCCCGGCCTCGTGGCGGAGATCGAGGACGCCATGTGTGAGCAGGATACAACATCAGAGAAGCGGATGGCGGCTATCGAGGACTCGCTGTGCGAGCTGGATGCCGCCGTCAACAAATAAGGAGGACATCAAAATGGACAAAATCTGGGCGAACCGGCTCATCGCCGGTACCAAGACATGGGCAGAGATGCCCGCACGCCGCCATGCCGGAGTCAAAGCGGAGCTGGCCAAGCGGGTGGCCGAGGACGAGATCACCGCAGCGCAGTACAAAGAGATCACGGGGGAGGACTACAATGAGTAAACTGCTGGAGCTGCTGGAAAAGCTGGTGCGGGCCATCTTTGGCCCGGGGGACAAGCAGGATACCGGCGAGGCAACACCCCCACCCGCAGTCCCCAAGGCAGAGGCTGTGACCGGCTGGCAGGGCGGGCCTCCCTACCGCTTTGTGGACGTGAGCCGCTATCAGGGCCTCATCGACTGGGCGCAGGTGGCAGCGGCGGGCTACAAGGGGGCAATGCTCAAGACCGTGAGCACCAACCGCAGGCTCTCCAAGCGGGCAGACGGCCTGTACATCGACCCGACCTTTGAGACCAACTACCGCAACGCCCGGGCTGCCGGGCTGGACGTGGGCGTCTACTACTACACCTACGCCACCAGCGAGGCGATGGCTGACGCAGAGCTTGCCCTGCTGCGGCAGGCGGTGCGGGGCAAGGAGCTGACCCTGCCGGTGGCGGTGGACATGGAGGAAAACAAGCTCAAGCAGCTGTCCACGCTTGACCTGTCCAACCTTACCGCTTACGCGCTGGAACAGGTGGAGAGAATGGGCTTTTACGCCCAGCTGTACACCTACACCGGTTACAAGTACGAGCTGGACATGGCTCGGCTGTCCTCTCGGTGGGACGTCTGGCTTGCCGACTACACGGGCGAGACGCCCAACGTGACGTTTAGCTACAACGCTCACCAGCACACCAGCAAGGGCAGCGTGCCGGGTATCAACGGGCCGGTGGACCTCGACGTCACGACGGTGAACTACCCTCGGATCATCAAGACAAAGGGGCTGACCCGGCTCCGGGAGGTGTAAACCCATGTGGGAATTTATCCTGAAGCATATCGGTGAGCTCATTTTTACCGGACTCACAGGCATTCTGGCCACGGCCTACCGAAACTTATCCAAGCGCATCAAGGCACAGGAGGAGGAGCGGCAGGCAGTGAAAAACGGTTTGCTGGCCATCATGCACGACCGGCTGTATCAGTGCTGTACGGTGTACATCAAGCAGGGAAGCATTGATACAGAGGGACTGAAGAACCTGGAATACCTGTACAAAAGCTACCACGCACTGGGAGGCAACGGCACCGGCACGGAGTTGTATAACCGGGCCAAAGCCCTGCC